ATATTCTCAATTAGAACAATCTGCCCCAATGACTGAATCAAAATATTTTGAAAGTTTAGATACCCAAGTCTATGATAATTGTGCTAATTATGATGATATGGTTGGTTCTCTTAGAAATTGTCTCTCTCTCTACCGGAACGGTTTCGGGCCCTACCTTGGGTCGTGTGCTTATGATATTGAAATTTTAAGCAATACCCCAACTGCTGCCAGTCTATTAGTAAATTTTAAATTTTCACTTTTACTTTCTCCATTACTTACAGAAATTTCAGCAAAACAACAACCAGTAGCTTTATCGCATTTAGACAACCTTGTCATCAACGTTCAGATGCAGAATTTGAACACTCGTCTTCTTAGATTTTCTCGTGATGCTCTTGGGGCTCGTCTTTCAATCACTAATATTCAACCCATCATCGGACCCAATACTGGCGTACCCCCGCCAACCGCTTACTGGTCGACATATTCAGTTCTTAAAGATATCATTCCACCTGTTGTTAATTACAATGCTATTCTTTCAGATATGTATCAGATTCCAATTGCTCTTGCTCCTGCTGATGGATATCAAAAATTTAGTGGTATGGCTATTACTCTTAATACTATTCCTTCTTATGTTCTTATTACTGTCGGCCATCCCATGTCAAATTATAGCTCACAAAATCTCCAATTAAATAATGGCACATTTTGCCACGGTTCTCAACTTACTGATAGTTTTTGTGCAATTAGCCAAGCCGAAGTCCAATTAAATGGTGTCAATTGTTTGAATCAATCTAACTCTATGTTATTATGGAAAGCAGCCGTCCAAAATGGAAATCAAGTTCCATATTATTCGTGGTCTGGTCTTCCATTAGTTCAAACATCTGACCCCCCAACTTATACTTTCGGGGCTGGGTCAGTTCTAAAACTTAACTTTGATTCTGATTTAAAAATCTTTCAAGGTGATACCGTTCTCTCCCCTGGTTGTGCTTTTAGATTTTTATTCCAAGCTAATATTACATGTAAAAATATTTATAGTCTTACAAATAATCAACTATCACTCTATTATACTTTTGTGTATCCGAGTTTGCTAAATATGAGCGGGATTAATCAAGGTACCCTGGTTCAAAGCCCATTAACGGCTGAAGACTGTATTAATGCCCAACGCCAACAAACCACCACTCATTATAATCACGTTGTAGACCATTCTCTCTATGGCTTTGGTGTTCATGGAAAACTCCATAAATTTATTACAGCTCATAAAGCTCAACGAAGAACAAAATCCAATCGTATGATTAGAAACCACCTCAAAGGATTTAAAGAACGTATGGCTGATAATGCTGCTGCTGCACCTGAAATGAGTGCACTAGGTTCTGGAATGAGTGCCGGACGTCGTAAATCACGTAAAGCATCCGGAATGTCTGCCGGTTCTATGTCTGCTGGAAAACGTCGTAAATCACGAAAAATGAGTGTTAGATTTTAAATTATTTTAGTTTTTATATATTATTATAAATTGTAATAATATATATTATGGATTTCAAGAATGCTTTAATACCAAATGAAAATGTTAAATTATTTTGTAATAAGATAGATATTAATGCTGGTTATGCTATGAGTTATAGTAATGTAGGTCAATCTTTAACAGAAACAGATACAAATTTTTTATTGAAATTTGAAACTGATAGATTTATTCGGTCATTTGCTATTCTTGATGATGGAAGAAAATTTTACCCTTTTTATGCTGGTAAATACCAATGTAATACAAATTCAACAATTCAATTTGTATTGCCAACTGGTACGTTATTAGCAAATACGGCTGTTGATATTAAATTAGTTCATTACAATAGAAACAATATAATCGTTGAAGAAAGTAATCCAAGCTATTACACATTTTTAAATGGTCTTACCTATTTCACATCTCGTTATACATTAAATTGTAATATAATTTTTGATATGGCCGAAGGTGATTATATAGCTGTCCTTGCGTCTGTCGCTCAATCTGGTTCTTTAAATTTTACTATTACTATATCAAATACAAGTTTAGAAATAAATTATATCAATTCATAATATATGGATTATTTATTTCAAGATATGCTTAATTATATTTGTTATATAAATCGGAAATATCATGTATTGAAAACTTTAAAAACATACGAACCGATGCTTATTGATGTATATGCTACTTACCAAGGATTAAAATTTTTAAGATTGATTTAAAATTATTTCATTTTCATTTCTTGTGTCTAAACATTTTATTGTTTTCTCATGATGAACTTTGTGATTTCTTGGATATAATTTTTTACAATAAATGCACTCAATTCTTTCATCGGCATATTGTCTTATAATATCTCTGTTCTCTCTTCTATATTCAAATGGTGTTCGTGTTGGAATATTTTTATTAAATAACGGTTTTAAATTAATAATAAATGATTTTTCTTGTTCTCTTAATTCTACTATATTGTTGAATTGAGAATTATATAATGTATCAAATGAAAAATTATTTATTCCTATTGACCTAATGTAAATATATAAAGGTTTCATACTAAATAATGATTTATGTTTATGCTCTCCAAATCTTTTATTAATATTTCTTTTTGTTGAACCAACATAGATAACAACATTATTATTTGTATTCGTAATTTTATAAACTGAACCACCAATCATATTATATTAGTTATATTTAATTAGTTATTAAAAATAAAAACACAAATTATATTTTATTATATTATATTATAATGTCAAACAAGATTGAAGAAATTATCAAAAGAGATTTTTATAAAAGGTTATACGATAATGTAGTTGCTGATTTAGCATTAATATTTTATGTATATAATCGTAATAAAACAGTTTTAGGAATATTACATGGATTTAGGAAAAGATTACCATATAGAAATATCTATATTATGAGCGATGATGAAATGGATAGTAAGTGCAAAATATGTTGTGTAAAATGTCCCTTTAATGCTCATCTTTGTTCTGATTGTGATATGACAGCTGAAACGCAATCAGAATATTAATCACCACAAAAAAAAGAATGAAAAAAAGGACGGGCTATAAAATCCAGATTTTAAAAAATGACGGTGCCGAGATTTATATAATCTACGTCTTTTATTATTATTATGTATTTTTTCAGGATATAAATCTAATCCAGTCATATCCCTAAAATTAGAAAACCGATTATCTCCAAAAGGCATATATTTAATTTTATCATTATTTATATTTTTTAAAATAGCATCATATTTTTTATATTGTTTTTGGGATTTCCTAAAACCAAGTAATTTATAATCTTCCATAGATAAATATACCATCTTTATATATTAAATTTATATAAAAAACATCAAAAAGTATCAATATAGACACCTAAAAATTAATTTATATTCTCTTTATGCCTTTTTTACATAAAATTTTAATATAAATTTAATATATAATAATGAATTTAGATGAGATTAAGAAAAGATTTGAAACAAAAAGAAGTGATTTGTCTAGTTATTCAATAAATATATATATGAGTTGTATTAAAAAATTACTTGAATTATTGAATGCTGATAACATTAGTATCTTTTTAACTGACCCAGATGAAGTTATTAAAACACTTGAAAAACATTATGATAATAATAATTCTAGAAAAACAAAGTTAGGTGCTGTATTAAGTTATATGAATTTATTAAAAAAAACTAAACAATTAGAAAATATTAAAAGTAAATATTTATCAAAAGTTGAAGAATATAATAATGCCATAAAAAATAAATTACAAACTCACGAAAAAAATGAAAAAGAAAATGAAAGTATTCCAACAAAAGAAGATTTTGAGAAATTAGAAAATAAATTATTTGAAGCATTACCAAAGAAATATAATGATATTAATGATTATTTTAAAATTAGAGATTATGTTATTTTCAAATTATATAAAGCATTACCATCAAGACTTGATTTTGCTGATACTAAATTAATATTTAATAGTGATAATATGGATAATGAAGATAATAATTATTTAGTTTTGAATAAAAAAGATAAGACAATAAAATATCATTTGAATAATTACAAGACATCAAAAGTATATGGAAAGAAAATTTTAAACATTGATAATAATCTTTATGATTTGCTTACTGAATATAAAAAAGTTCTTAATAAATTTAGTAATAGTAATCATTTATTTCTTAATCAAATAGGACAAAAGATGACAAGAAATTATTTAAGTAAATTATATAAAAAATTAGGACAGCAAAATATTGGGAAAAAAATAACAGTAAGTGGAAATAGACATAAGGCAGTATCGGATTTAATACCTATTGAAAAAATGAAAGAATTAAGTGAAAGGATGGGACATGATATTTCTGAAGCTGTAAATGTTTATAGTAAAGCATAATTAATTAATCAAGATTATAAAAAGTTGTATAATCTTAACTAAAATTAATTAGTCTTTTGTGTTTAACTTATTATTATGAATTTTATTTTAAAGTTTATTATTATAAATGGATTTAAAAAACATTCTTATTAATACAAGTAATAGTAATTTATTTTGTAAATCTTTAAAAGCATCAACTGAATTATTTGTAAATAATATTGATGTTGAAGAAACTTTAAATACTTTACAACAAGAAATAAATAATCTAGTTCCAGACAATCCAAATGGATGGATTAATGGTGATGGAATAACATCAACAACCGGAAAAATCCCTATCACTGATGGAAGTCCTAATGGTATGAAAACAGATAATAATCTTTCTTATGCCGTAGTATCAGGAGCACCAACTTTAACAATCGGTGATGCTAAAATTTTATCAGCAAATAATAATATGGTATTAGAAACAACAGACTATATTTTAACGAAAAAAGATATCTATTTACAAGGGACAGACGACGTTCAAAGATATTTAACAATTGGGGTGAATAACGTAGTGAATAATGTGAAGACTTATGTTGATAGAACAACAACAGATTATATTTGTGATAATCAATTATTATCTAAAACACAATGGAAGAATGGAAGTGAATATACATTTGATAATGATGTTAAAATTGGAACAATAGGACAATCTAAAAAATTATTTGTCAATGATATTGAAATTACCCCGAGTAGTGGTGGTCTTTCTGCCGGAATGCTTAGGGCTCTTAATGTAAATCAAATAACTACAGATGTGTCAAAAACATATGATATTGTATGGTCTGATTTAACACCGGCCGAACAAGCATTATGGACGGGTGGAAGTGAATCACCGATAGCAGGGTCTGATAATTCATGGGGATTTCAAAAACTCGTTGTTGGAACTCAAAAAATTAATTGGATGATACCTTTTGATTTTTTAACAGCTAATTTAAAATTTCAAGATGTTCTCAGTGTATATGCGATTATTAAACTGAATACAGCATCAAATATTTCAGCAGAAGGGCATATGTGGTTTGAAATAAAAAGTCAAAATATAGTGCCAGACCCCCCTAATTATAGAACCAGATGGAATTATGCTAATAGTGCGTCAGGTGTAATTTCACAATTAGGAAACACATATAAAATATATGCCAGTGATGCTATACCATTATCAACAGGCACAAGTAATACAGGTAAAGGTCAAGAGGTTTATCCATTACAAACGAAATATAAAAGTAATCCAGTTGACGTAGAACCAACATCATTATTCTCAATACCATTTACAAAATTTGTTTTAAGTCCAACAGGTGATACCAGTCCCGGATACACATCAGCTTTCGTTCAATCAATTGCCCTAAATACAGCGTCAAATATTAACAGCTTTGATTTTAGCGTTTATGCTATTGGATTTAATGATGTTAGATACAATTTGAAATATGCTTAAAATTAATAATAATTTTATTCAAACTATTAAAAAATATAATTACTGATTATCTTTTTTATGATGATGTTTTTTGTGATGATGATTTTTATTTTCTATTTTACTATCACCACTTACACAACACGAACTAAAACAAGAACTTTTAATATTGATATTTTGTAAGCAATCTTTAAAAGAAAACGCAGGAGAGTCTTTATCTTTACAACAGCACATATTACCCATGTATATTATTAAATTTTATATTAATCACTAAGTTTTATAATAGATAATTGACCGTATCTAAACTCACCACCATTGGTAGGGGTTGCCCCAGCTTGATATCTTACTTGAATACTTACTTCTTTGGCAGTTATGCCATCACACTCAACAGAACCTAAAACAGATAGAGATGACATAAGATAAGAACCAGATGGAAACAATACATCAAAGGCAATTGTAGCACCATTTACTAATAAAGTTAATATTGCTTGTGACCCACTATCAGTTGCACTAGCATTCATATTACAAAATACAGAATATACACCCTTCTTAGTGAGAGTAAATGTTCCAGCATCAGCAGAAAGAGCAACATTAAGTAATCTAATAGGAGATGATGGTAGACGAAACTCATATATTTCAATACCACCAGCCGCAGGAAATGTCACAGCAACAGTTGCAGTTGGAGCAATAGCATAAGCATTTTCAGCACGTGTAATAGAAGAACAATACAAATTCACATTATCATTAGGAACAAGAGCATTACGAAAATCCATTTATATATTATGTCTTTATAATAAATAATTTAATACTTATAATATTTTTCATACAATTCTAATTGATTTTGTAATAGTCTTATTT